CTCCTTCTATTATGCGAATTAGTTCCACTAAAGTAGTTTGATCCTTGCCTGAATCATAGTCTCCTACCTTTTGCAGCCTATATACTACACCATCAATGTTGATAAGATCCTTAAAATTAAGCAAATTGATCATGTTGTTATCTATGCGGATGTAGCATGTCAACAGTTTACCATACCTTGATACAATCTCTTTCATGTATCTCTCATGATAATGAAACAGATTGTTAGTGGTGTAGGCTGATGACTGATAAAACACAAAGTCAGGCACCCCAAAATTGAAGTCAAATGTAGGTGATGTCAAACTATCTAAGTGGCCAACATAGGGATATGATCCCTCAGAGCTGGATATACCATCCTCATCAATATATTCCCAGTTAGCTGTAGTCATTGGTCCAAGCTGCACAAGGAATGGCTTGCCTTTCTTGATTGCTATAGCTGATGTACCATCTTGCTCAGTTTTTACTTGGAAAGATCTAGGCATGATCAGTCCAGTGTAGGTAGTCTCATCTAGTGGGATGTTCACTAGCAGCTTCTGTGAGAATGGCAGCTTGAAATCTGTTTTATCTCTAGCAAATTGACTCTGAGAATCAACTACAAATGAGCCATATTGTTTCCTAACATCTTGCTGATATTGTGCATTGTAGTAGTCATCATCAGCATCAAAGAGAAAGTTATATTTACTACTAGCAAAGTTCACTGTTGGTGTAACCTTGTAGTCCTTGCTATAATCCACTAGATTGGTCCAGTTTAATGCAGCATTTGAGTCATTGTAAAATTCATCCATTGTCTCAATCTCCATCACTGTAGGATTGTCCTTAGATGGCTTGACATATAGATTGAAAGCTGTAGTAATTCCCTTGAAGAAAGTACCACAATCCATGTCAGGCAGAAATGCATCCAAGAATACAGTGCCACCTGGCTCAAGTGATTGCTCAGCCTTGATGATGTTTAGATCAGCTGTATTGCTGGCAAGTGTAGTACGCAGTTGAAATGTTGTAGGGATGTCATCAAACTCAACTGAGCTATCATAAACATTCCATAAAATAACAAATCTTAACTCATCATTGATGTTAGTATATATATCCTTGACATAGTCGAAGCTGATAGTAGCAGAATAGTCACCAGTACCATTATTAAAGAGTCCTTGATATACTACATCTTGAGAAATGATGAATCCATTCTTGTAAATCAATAGCCTCAATTTAAACCTTATCCATGTATCCACAATATTGGCTCCAGCTATTGTAAAGTCAATATTCAAGTCATGATCACCAACATAGTTAACTTTCATGATGCCCTCAGTAGCTGCCAAAAATTTCAATACTGTACCAGGTGTTTCAATCTGTCCGCTTGGATCAGTTACCACTGTACCATTGTAAGGATCTGAGATCACTGTATTCTGTAGATTCTGCAATCTATTGCCACCAAAAAGTAACTGAGGCAAACCATCAGGCAAGATCAAAGTGTCAATAATAAAGCCAGCAGTATTATTGCTTTCTGTAGTATAGGCTGAATATTGCAAGCTGTCTGCTGCTGTAATTCTAGGAAGCTCTCCACCAGGGAAAGCCATAAGCAATCTCTTGAATGTTTGTGACTCTAAAAAGTCAGATGTCCAAGTGATGCCAGCAGTTTCAAATGCTTTCTTTAAAATGTCATAGCAGAATACTTGAGGGGGAATATGCTCCACACCAAACGCAGTCACAGATGGCCTAGTATATCCATAGTCAATCAGTCCATAGTAGTAGCCTAATCCATCCCAATTGGCTCCAGTCTTGTTGCTTGTTGGTACACCATTCACCTGGATAGTTCCTGACCAGCTATCTTCTTGATTAGCCCTTGTCAAAGTATGTGAATATTCTGACCAGTTCAGCTCATTGACTCTGACCTTAGACAATAGTCCAATGTAGTCAATAGTCTCAGACACCATGATCAAATTGAATCTCCATGCACCATCCTTGTGTACACATTCAGTAAGCTGTGCTATTCCATTAAACTGCAATAGTCCTTGATCATAGTATCTAGCTGTGGCTTTGACAGATGGATCAAAGTTTAGGAATCCACTTGAGCTGCCATCCACCGGCTCTGATGCTGTCACAGAAAAGACTTGATACATCAGATATGTATTGTTCTTTGTACCCGGCAAAGTGATAGTCTTACTATTGTTGCCCTTTCTAGCTGCTAGATCCTTTACATCACTGATATTGAATGTTAGTGGGAATGGCAGCCTCTCATCAAGATCTACTCGTATGTCATTTATAAATAACTCCATTTATCCCAATTGTGATGTGTATGTGTATGTTCTATCTATTTGCACAAGCTCTTGCATCAATCCATCCTTTCTCCTTTGCTTGAGTCTACTTGATGCATTTGTCACCACCACTGGCTCAAAGTTACTGTTACCGAAGTCATTCTGTAGGTACACCTTTGGTGATTCATACAGCTCTCTGACTAGCCAGTTCTGTACATCCTCAGATATCCAGTCACTATTCAAGATCAATCTGTCATCAACAAACTTGCTGAAGCTGACCTTCTGACCGTTCGGAATCAAATACTCATGGTCATTGCCATCCCATGATCCTGGATCTCTTGTGTATCTATTTGATGTAATATCTGAGCTGTCCTCTGATAACTTAGTGAAAGTAAAGCTATCCCATGCACCAAACTTATTCAGCCAGTGCAGTCTACGTCTTGAGTAAGGTGAGCAGTCTTGATCAATGTATATCTTGTAAAGCTCTGAGTCCTTTGATGGTGTAGCAGTCTGCTTGATTTGTATAGTGTAGTAGTAGCAGTTGTTGAAATCAGCTTGTACCAGTGATGTACTTGATACCAGCATTGATGGCCCTACACTAATCAATGGCACCATTAGACCAGTTGCTAATGCTCCAGTCCATGTAGCTGATGCTATCAATGTGTTAGAGATGTTATAGAGATTGACATATCCAGTACAGTTATCCCCACCACTATTGATGATGCTCAAGAATTTAGCCTCATTATAGCTTACTAATTCTCTTTTATGTCTTGGAAAGTCAGTCAAGAATAAGTCACCTTTGCCACCAGTATCAATGTCATAGTCTTGATAGTTATAGTCTATCCATGTTGTATGGCGAAGTGATCCATTAAGAAAGTTAAATCCACTTGTTGCAGTCGAGCTCCCTAGATCCACAGTTGGAGGGGTGCCATACTTTTCAAATATCAACAATGACCATGTGTAATCAGGATTTAATTCTTGTCCAAATGTAGCAGCTTCACAGAAGTTAGTGGTGATCACTGCCCTACCAATGGATGAGATATTAAACTTACCATAGATCCCACTTTCAGGGAATACTTGATGAGTCGAATGTAAAGTGGCATTGATGTACAGCTCAACAATATAGCTGAAGTTTGCCTGACCAGTCTCATCTGAGCTGAATACAACCTCAGTAGGATTGCAGATAGTATTGAATTGTTGTGGCTCAGTCTCTATTGTTATTGCCATGTTCTTGTGTTTTTTGTGAATGATATTTCAAACATCAACCCAGTGACAGCAGCTAGATCATTAGCTATCCTATCAAGGACCTCATTGCTCATGACATTGGATGTGATATTGCGAGGCTTGATACCATACTTGTTCTTAGTAGCTGATGCTGATGCATATGCATGACTGAGATCATATCCTTTCCATTGCTGTATTGCCTTAGCATGATTCTTTGAAACATTAGGATACTTAAAGCTGTAAGGTGTTTGGAATTTATTCTGTCCTACTGGATTGACACCCTCATCTTGAAACTTGTAGTATTCATCCGCTTGTATCTCAAATGACAATGCTCCAGTAGGAAAGTATACTACTGATTGTGCTAGTCCTCCAGTATTATTTACATTAGTAAGTATATACTCTTGGAATTGTGCTGTAACCTCATTGGCAAGACCTAAAATAAACTTTTCATAAGCTGTCTGAGGCTGAGTAAGTTCAGTCTGAGAGATACCTAGTGAGTCAAGAAATTGCAGATCATCAGCCATGTCTTTGTAATATGTAATCTTGTTCCGCTTTCAGCTTAAAGAAGTTCAGCCAAAACAATGTCTTTATGTATGGCTGACGCGTGATAGTGTCCACATCTTTGCCAAGCTCTTGCGCCAGCTTGAGGAGGATTCTTGTCCACGTAAACCATTCGCTGTCTCTAAGAGTTTCTGATGCATTGTCTGATTCTGATTCATCAGCCTCGCTGTCTGTATTCCCAAGATAGCGAGACTCCGCCTCTCTGATTCTCGCAAAAAAAAAGCGAAGAAGTTCAGAAATTCATCACCAGGGAAGGACCTCTTGAATATCTCTTCTCTCTTTTTGTTTGGATTCTGTACCTTGCCCCTATCATCCTCTTGGCAGTATTCCATGCCCTCCTCAATGTAGCAGATAGCCAATGCCTCACATGGTGATGAGCTCACATCCTCAATGAGCTTCATATCAATGATCTGACCAGTCTCTATGGCACTAAAGTCCTTTTCAAATCTATATCTCTTGCCTTCTATCTCAATGAATTCAGATGGCTCCTTAGTGCTGTATTGTGATAGCATATTCAGAAGTACACTACTGGCATTCATGATATCATCAATGTGAATCTTCCTAACCTTGTTGATTGGCAGTCCGGTGAAGATGCTCACAAGCTGTGACTGAAAATCTAGCATGTTGATAAGTGACTTATCTGTCTGCTGGATGAATGGTGCCAGCATGAGCCATTTAGTGAGCTGATCAGGTCTGCACTCTTGGATTGTCTGTGGATAGTTTACATCAATGGTTTTCATGCTCTTAATATTTTGTATTGCCCTCTCTTACTGTAGTTCTTTTTACTATGCCATGCCAGTGCTAGTGAGATTACACCATCATCATGCAGTCCACTTGGTGCAGAGTATTGTACTGACCTGGTATTCGGATTGTAAATATAAGTAAAATTCTCAAGCTCATCTATTAGCCATTGCTCTTCTATTATCTTGATCTCTGACTGCTCAAAGGCCAGTGCTAGATCCTCAATGATTATTGGCTTGGTCTTGCTGGTAGTGGTGAAGGGATTGACTAGGTTACGCAGTCTTGATGACAGCATCTCAAAAAAGATGTCCCCTTGATTGTTGACCTCTATCAATGTTACTGCTTGATATTGCTTGATGATGTCTGCTACCTTGTCAATGATCTTGGACCACTCATCATGTCGCCACCTACCCACATATACCATCTGCCCTCTCTCATTCAGTATTGTCAGCACTGTGTAGTCATCTGCCCTACCTATGTCAAGTCCAGCGTAGCACTTGCCACCTCTCTCCCATGTGCCAGCTGACTGCCTAACGTTCTTGAATAGTCCTGATGCATTGTCAATGAATTCAGCCATGTATTCTTGTCTGAAGATATGATCAGGCAGTGACCGCTTTCTCTCCTCCAGCTCTTGTGGTGCAATCATTGGATTGTCATAGGATGTGAAGTGGATGTACTTGTATCTGTCATCATAGTTAGGCTGCATACACAAGGCATGAAAATGATTCTTTCCCTTTGGTGTTGAGATAAATATCACCTTCTTTCCCTTGACCATGACAGTTGCTGATAGCACCTCATTCCACAGCTCAGGCCTTGTGAAGGCCATCTCATCCACTACCATGAAATGAAAGGTATTTCCTCTGATATTGTCGGGCCGTTCACCACTAAAGAATTCTATTGATGATCCAAAGCCAGTGACCTTGAGATCTGACTTGTTGAATTCAAATAAACCGCTGTTCTTTGTAGCTCTTTCAAGCTCTGCAAATACTTTCTTACCTTGCTTGTATACCGGTGTTACCCAAGCAATCTGTGAGCCTGGATGATTGATGGCCCAGTACAGAAGCTGATTGATTCCTAGTAAGGTCTTGCCAAACTGCCTACCAATATTCAGAGCATAGTATTTCTCGCTGCCTTGATTGATAGCATTGTGGATGTGCCTCTGATTAGGATGAGGTTTGTAACCTTTGATTGTACTCATTCATCAAAGTCAAAGTTATCAACATTCCTAGTCTCAACTTGCTGCCGATCATGCATGCCTAATCTGTTCTTTGCGTAGAATATCCCCTTGCCCTCATTGCCCACAATATCAACAGCTAAGCCTTTAAAAAGCTCATCTATTTTTTTAATAGTGTCAGATTTGAGTTTGTCATCAGAATTCAACCAAGTGTAATAAGTCTCTCTTACAATACTCTTTTCTTTCCTCACAATAGGAATCCATATTCTAAGGAAGTAATCTATAGTAGGTATATGCCTATCTAGTACCAAGACAATTTCTCCTTTATTGGATATCATTTCTTTCTTATGGGATATGCACTCTTCAATATATATATGTGCTAGTTCCTCAAGGTGTTTTATGAATTCATCTGAGTATGCCATTATTTCAGTTCATTAATTTTAGATTCTGCCCATGTCTTTGCTGCCTTACCACCCCATAGAAGATATGAGATGTATCCACAATCTTCAGGTGTACCATTTTCGTAGTAAGTCTCAGCTCTTGATAGATAGCTTATCATTCTTTTGATTGTGTCAATGGATAGCTTTTCTCTATTGCTGAGCTGCTGTGCTCTGACTTTGCCTACTTGTGTTGCACATCTGTTGCCTTGCTTCTCATTCAGCTCTATCCCTCTTCTAGCATTGTTCACTACAGCATCAGGATAGTCATTATAGCTATCTTGAAATTCTTGCTTTGCTCTTTGCCATGATGACTTACATACTGGATAGCGTTGAGTAGATGGATATTCCTCTTTCATCTTCTCATCAGCCATGCATCTAGTGATGAATTCATTCTCTGACTCTGCTGGTCTTGGTTTAGGTATTGGCATTACTTGCAGTATTTAGTGTAAAATGTATACGGCACCACCTTCATTTTTGCCAGAATCCATATCACTGGCCTATAGGCTTTGAAGTTGTACTTCTCATATTTGGCTCTGTCACCTTTGCGAAGGTTAATTAGTGCATTTATTTTAGATTCGTATTCCCCTAGCTTAGTCATATCAAACTCAGGCTTTACATCGAACAGCTCTCTAGCTTGTTGCTTTGTCAATCTGCCTGATCTGACTTGTGCAGAAAGGTATACTATTCTCTTGTCAATGCCAAATTTATTAGGTAATAGAAAGCTCCCTACAAACTCAGTGTAAACATTCTCACAATGCTTGCCGCCATAGTCTTGCCATTGAATCAGTCGTTTCATTTCAGCCTCCATTGTCTCTCTATCAAATCCATAGTGGAACGGCCTAACATTCTTGATTCCTTTCAGTGCATAGTACAGTTGATCCTTGAATGTAAATAATGGATAATTAGTTAGCTCAGCTTGTGTATATGCCTTGTACACTGATCTGATATACTTGGCATCCATGTATGTCCATGAGGCTGGTGTTGATCCCTCAGTACGGAAGTCATGACCATTGAGAATGTACTTGATCTTGTACTTGTGTGCAGTGTCGTACATCAGCTTAGTCATTGCTATGTCATTAGGGATATCTGCATCCGGAAGTCCAGCGTAAAGGAATGCTTCATTGAGCTTATCGTATTCTGACTTGTTCACCTGGTATGTGATTGCATCCACATTCAGCTTCTTGATGAGCTGCTGCATATTGTGGACAGCTTGTGGTGCATTCCAGTTGTTATCGAAGTGAATCACTAATGGCTTGAGTCCCCAATAACGCACAGCAGTGTACAGTAGAACTGAGCTGTCAAGACCTCCACTGATCCCCATTATACAATCGTATTTGTCACCATAGCCATGTTCTCTGATTCTGTTGATAACTCCATTCAACTCTTCAGGATTTGACTGCTGCTGTAGCTCATCATGGAGATCACAGTAGTTGCACTGCTTGCTACCTATGACAGCGAAGTCAGAAGTGAATAGGCATCTTTTACATTCTTTTTTCATGTTATAATTATTTGAAAATAGCTTTCGTTTGTATTGACCATGTGTATATTGTAATCAGCAAAGTCTATAGGATTAATATTGTACCAAATATGTTCAGGATCACAATCTTCAGGCTCATCCAGTGGCAAAGATAACACAAGATATTTACAATACTTCTTGCATTTGTCAATCACCTCAAATGGATTCTCAAGATGCTCTAATGTTTCTGCAATAATAATGACATCGTATTGGTCTTGTGGCTCATCTGTTCTGATATCTAACAGTTGAATGTGATCAGCTTTGTCAGCTGCTTTGTTGACAGCTATCATTGAGAAGTCTGATGCAGTATATATGCAATCAAATTGATTCTTGATATATTCAGCTCCTATGCCAGTACCACATCCAATTTCTAGTATAGTATTGAATTTTATCTGTTTTAGGATCTCAGACAGTTGCTCATAGATTATCAGCCTATCCTCCTCAATATCAACACCAGCATAGTAGTCATCCCAAAATACCATGCTGTTGGTGTTTATTTTATCCTTTACTCTCCGCATAATTCATTTTGTAAATCATATATCTCAGGAAATGACTGAAGGAATGCAATCTGTTCTTTGCCAGTGATGCGTTCACTCTTTAATTTGCCAGTCCAATGATCCTCAAATTTATGTTTATTCTCCCACTTATCTGTACTGATTGACAAGAATTGTATCTCATCTGCATCGAATATTCCAATGGATGCATCACTGATGATTGCTCTGAGCCACATGGCCCAATCAAGTCCGCTGTTCAATCTCTTATCAAATGGCTGCCAGTTGATCTTATCAAGGAATCTATTTGATAGCATTCTGCCAATACCTATAGGCTCATACGATCTTGGTCCTTTGCCATATCCAGTCCAGTTGACAAGTCTGATCTTATCATCCACATCAATGAAGTGACATCCTAGCTTTCCTACCATGTCAAACTCTTTGAGCTTATCTTCAGCCTCTTGGATGTAATTATCTGACACCCAATCAGAAGAGCCAACAAACAGCACCCCAGTAGGATTGTATTTCTTAGCTGCCATAAATCCAGCATTCCACTTCGCACCTAGTGGATCATTGGATATCTCTATCCACTCGGCACCTAGCTTGATGCACAGCTCCTTGTCTTCAGGATCATGGCCCATGCAGATGACTTTAACTCCAGCCTTCTGAAGTCTTGTGATTGTGATCTTGAGCAGTGGCCTTCTGCCGTTCACTGGAATAGGAGCTACAATCATGACTTCAATGCATTAAGTAGGTCAGCTTTCTTTGGTGCTGCTCCTAAGTTTAGTCCTCTATCTTTTGCCAGTGCCTTCATATCATTATAGCTCATGCTCTCATAGTTATATTGTTTTGTTCCAATAAACTGAATTTTAGCTGGTTTGATCTCTGTGTTGATGTTCTCTTGTATGTGAGCTGCTAAATCTCTCATTGCATTCCGTACGCATATGCCACATCTCTTGTTCAGCACTATGCCC